GGTACCGTGGCTATGCGGTCGGCCAACTCGGCTACCGTTCTGGACCGGCCAAAAAGGCGCGCATGGATCGTGGCGAGGAACCGTTCTACAAGACCGGCGATCTCAAGAACGGGTTTATGACCCGCGCCCGCACCAAGGCGACGGCCAAGGGCGGCAAGGTCCGGTTCGCTGTCGTGTTCCCGGCTGGGTGGCTGACGGCCAACCCGCAGCGTCTGGCATCGTTCCGGACCGTGCCGGCCCGTGAGCACGCCGCCGTGGCGCGCGAGTTCCGCAAGGCGCTGATCATGGCGTTGCAGACTCAGCGCACCGTTGCCGCCAAGAAGGCGCAGGCGAAGGCCGCGAAGCAGGCGCGGGCAGCCGAGAACAAGGCGAAGCGCGCGGCCGGGAAGCAACGCGCAGCAGACCGCCGCGCACTATCCGCCAGCAAGCGCGAAGCTCGCCGGCTCAAAACATTCAAACCCGCAGCCTAAGGATATCACATGACCATCGCAACCGGATTCCTCGCCAAGTCTGCCCAAGTGGCAGGCGTCACGCTCAGCGGGACAACCACCTTCGGCCTATCGCAGGGCGGCGTTCCCGTCGATTTGCGATCGGACGGCGAGTTGTACGCCCGCGTGACCCCGATCATACCCACGAACATCGAACTGGATGTCGAGACGAAAGACATCGCCGCTGCCATCGACGCTGGCACCTCTGGCGCACTCTCGCTTGTGGCCGACAAGATGACGGGCGGCAAGACGCTGTCGGGCACCGTGACATTCAGCGCCACGAGCTGCACCGTTCTGTCTGTGTCACGCGGCACCGACATCAACGGCGCGGCGGTTCTCCGAGTCTCGGCGCGCATCAACAGCGCGGACGGCGCGGCCTCCGGCCTGACGATCACCAGCGCGTAAGGTGCTGGCATGATCCGATACCTGCTCGACATCAGCCTGCCGCAGATGACGGCGGCACGCTGCGACCATCCCGCCCTCGCCAGGCTCAAGGGGCGTGGGCCGTGGACTGCTGTTGATGGCGCTGGCGTCTGCATCCAGCGCGGCACCGCCGACGCCTGGGGGCCGATCAAGGTCGGGCTGGGCGGGGTCAAGTATCAACTCGCGGACCCGCTGCCGCCATTGGCCAGCGTGATCAAGATCAACGACCGTGGGCCGATTGCGTGGGTCGATCTGCCCGGCATCCGTCTGCCGGTCAAGCTTGCGGCCTATGCCCCGGTGGCTGTCGGACTTGACGGCGTTCCAGAAGGTCCGGCTGACGAGTACGGCATGCTCGGCGCGCGTCTGTGGGACCGACTCAAGGGCGGCGACCTGCCGATGCTGGACCCTGAGCTGCTGTCGTTCGTGCGCCAGGCGCTGATGTCGCAGACCGACCTGACCGCCGAACTGTGCCACGCCTACGGACTGATCACCACCGATACCATCGGCGCAATCTTCGACGCCGCGTCAGGCTACGACCCAAAAAAAGCGGACGCCTCCGGAGATGGTGGCTAATGGCACGCGCGGCCGGCATCGACACCAGCAGCATGACGCCGGGCGAGATCGCCACCGTGGCGGCGTGGGCCGGCGCGTCTGGGCGTGCGCCGATTATTCCGGAGGCCAGCAATGTCTGATACGACCATCTCCTTCGGGGCGGATACGACGCAGGCCGAGGGGAAACTCAAGCGACTCAAGCGGCAGGCGCAGGATACCGGCAAGGCGTTTGGCGCTGCTCAGGCCGGGGCTATCGCCGGCCGCATGGGCGGAGTCGGCGGCGGCATGGCATCCCGGTTTATCGGCGGCGGTGCCATCGGCGCAGGCGTGGCCGGCGCTGGCCTGGCGCTCAACGCCTTCCTCGCCGCTGACGAACGCCGCGTCATGGCTGCGCGAGCGCGCGAAGAGAACCGCATGCGGATCGACACGGCGCGCGGTGAAGGCGTCAAGGGCAGGCAGTCGCTCAACGCCGGGGCGCTGTCCAGTCAACAGGTCGTGTCGCGGCTCGTCACGCGCGGCACGGCCGGCATGGAATACCAGCCCGACGAACTCGCCAAGCGGCGCGGCATCAGCGCATTCGTGGCCGCAGACGCTCTGTTGACCGGCCAGGACACCGGGGTCAGCGCCGACCAGATCGCATGGCTGATGGCAACCGGCGAGTTCTCCAGCACGACCGAAGCGGCCGAGGCCATCCAGTCGGGCGGCGGCGTCACCGGGGCGCTCGCCATGAAGCGCAACATTTCAAGCGCCGACGCGGATCGGCAGCTTGACGCCACCATGTCATTCGCCGGCAGCGCCATCGGCAAGGCCAGGTCTGCGGACTCGGCCATATTCAATCAGCAGTTCGGCGCACTGACGACCGGGGCGACCGCCGAGGCCGTCACCGCGCAGACGAACGCCACGCTGAACCCCGAGCAAACATCCCTCGCCGCAGCACGCGAAGAGATCGACCGGAATGTAACGGTCCTACTCGCTGCCGCACAGGCCCAGGGGAAACTTGCCGCCGCGCTCCAGACGGTTGGCGAGGCCATCGGCATGGGCAACGGGTCCGCTGGCAGTCAAGCCTCCAAAGCCATCGCGGCGACCACGGAGTAAACCATGGCAGTCATCGGCGCACTATCTCTCGACTGCTGGCGCGGCACGGTCCAGAGCGAGCAAAAGCCCGTGGATGTCGTCACCCGATCGGGCGTGGCCGGCACCGGCTTGGTAGTCGGCGCGGCACAGGCGACGGCGTACACCGTCGAAACGGAATACTACGGCACCTATGCCCAAGTGACGACCTGGCGCGACACGGCGCTGGGCTATGTCGGCACATCGCAGAGCGTGACAGACGCGCACGGTACGGCTTGGGCTGACACCGCGATCCTGGGCATCAGCTTCATCATCCGCCGATGCAAGCTGCCGACCGGAGGCAGCCACACGCACCTGATCACCGCCACCTGGCAGATGCTGTCGGAGGTCTGAGTGGCAACCGCGATCCGCACCGTCAAGGCGCACCTCGTCCAGACCTCGCCGGACTTCTCGGCCTGGACAACCCAGACCAGCATCCGGTGCAATGAGTGCAGCGAGGGGGCCGGGCAGATCGTCGGCGGGGCGTCGCTTGTGCGCTACATTGGCACGGTGCGCGAACCTGGCGCGACCGGAAGCCCAGCGAGCCAGACGCCGCTGACCGGCCTGGTCGGGCAATGGGTCCGCGTGCTGATTGCGGACGCTGGCGGGGCGATCAACGTCAGCGGAACGAACTATGCCGCGCTGTGGTATGGCATCATCGACGCCGAGCGCATCGTTGACACGGGCGGCGGCGTGGGGCAGCAGTCCTGGGCATGCACGGGGCTGGCCGCGCACCTCGGACGCGCACACATCCTTGAGTTGCACTGCGTTTCCGTGGACTACACCGGAACCGTCGCCACCTCGCCGGCGCTTCGCCCGCCCGTGTTCAATGACCGCGACGGGCAGGGATGCGCCAGTTCGACCACCGTGAGCGTGGACGGCTCGATGGTCGGCGTGTTCGACCTCTTCGGCAACACTGCCTGGCGCTCGGCTACGGCATGGACTGCCGGGCAGGCGTTGGCAACCATTCTGGCAGCCAATGGCAGGTATCGCACGCCCGGCACGACCACCTATAACGGAGGCGTGACCTGGGCCATATCAGCCGGCACGCTCTTGGATTGGACGCTGCCGACAATGGACGTAAACGGCATGACCGTCCTGGACGCGATCAATGCCATCGTCAGCCCAAGGCGCGGCCTGACCTGGCGGTTGACCGTCAGCGGCACGACAGCGACCATCAACGTCCGTTCTATCTCCGCATCCGCCATTACGGTCGGCAGCACGACCCTGCCAGCAGCGACTGACACCAGCACGCCGGACCTGTCCGGCGTCTGGGCGGCGAATGTCGAACTGACCGAAGACCAGTCGGCCACCTACGATCACATTCGCATCGTCGGGGCCAAGCCTCTGGTTGCGTGCTCCATCTCCTACAATCCGTCCGGTCCGCCCGCCGAAGTGGGCAGTCTTCAGCCGGCCTGGACCACGACACAGGAAACGACCTGGAGCAACGGCACCGGGGCGAACGCGGACACCGACGCAGTATGGCGCACCTTCCGCCTGGGACTCAAGTGGGCCGGGGATGTCGCGGAGAATGCGGGGGCGTCCGGACTGCGGCAGTCGCTGGCCGTGACCAGCGGCGACTACACCGGGGGGCGCACATTCAGCACGGTACAATCTGCCGTCACATCGCTGATCGAGCTTGAGGCGCGGCTTCCTGCCGGCGAGGGCTGGACCACCGACAAGGCGGGGCCGCGTCAGGATTGCATGGCGTTCCTCTACCCGAGTGGAGCGTCCACATGGTACGACTGCCAGACCGATAAGAGCGCATACGCCAAGACCCTGGCGATTGAGGACAAGCCGGCAACCATCAACATCGGAAACGCGGACCGCAGCCGCATCATCTCTGGCAGCGATCAGGTCAAGAACATGCGCCAGATCAGCACGGCCGGGAAGCTCCTGGTAACGGTCGGAATCCGCGAGCCGGACCCGCTTGTGGTGTCGTGGACCCGCGCGTCCGGATCATGGCCGCGCACCAGCCCGCGCGTCCTGTCCGTGCAGATGCCGACCGCCGAGCAGTGGTGCATCCTCGCCGGGGCCGTGAAGGGCGTTTCCGCAGGCGCTCTGTCCAAGCAGTCGGCCATAGCAACCATCCGCGACGATGTGCCGCTGATGCAGTCCTGGCTGGCCTTCATGCGCGCCTACTTTGCCGAGCCGGCGCGGTCGCTGTCCTGGACGGATCGCGGCTTGATCGAGTACGCCTACGGGTCTGGAGCGCCAGCCCCAGGCGCGTTCGTCACCACCGCCACACTCGGCATCGGTTCGCGCACGATCAACGCCGTCGTCACACGCCGCACCTGGCGGCTGGACGAAGACGGCTATGGAACATCCTACTCCACGGAACGCATCGTACCCGACATTGAGGCCATCCGATGAGCAGACTACCGCACCTCAAGCCGAAGGACGGGAACCGCTACGAGGAGATGGAGCGGCGGCTTGCCATCCTGGAATCCCGCGTTCGCGGAATGCCGGCGCGCGCCGTTTCCTCGGAGTCGTGCACCGCTTCGCAGATGGTCAGTCAGACCGCACACGGATTCGCCGTTGGCAATACCGTCTCATACACAGGCGGATCGTATGTGCTGGGTGCCACCGGCGGGCCAGGATACGTTGTCATCGGCGTCGTGTCCGTAGTGCTGTCCCCTGATGTCTTCGTATTCGTCTCGCATGGACTCATCAGCACCCTCTCTGGGCTTAGTGCTGGGACAAGGTATTACTCCGACCCAACAACACCGGGCGCATATACGGCGGCATCTCCGACGAATGGATACTATCAATTCGTCATGTATGCGATATCCGCAACCAGCGCCATTGTATCTCCGTCCAGGTATCAGGACGACACTTGCGATGCGCTGTCTGTCCTCGGCCGCTCCGACGGCGTCACCAGCATAGCGGATTCCATAACATCAACCGCCGACGGCCAGGTGCTCCAGCGTGCGGCCGGGGCGCTGACCTGGGGCGGCATAACCGCTGCAATGCTGCCGAGTACGACTGTTGCGGCGGGAAGCTACGGCAGCGCGACCCAGGTCGGCACGTTCACGGTCGATGCGCAGGGCCGCATCACGGCAGCATCCAACACCACCGTGACGCCGGCCTGGTCGTCGATCACCAGCACGCCGACCACGCTGGCAGGCTACGGAATCACTGACGCATGCAGCGATGCCGAACTGGCCGCGCATGTGGCTGCTGCTGATCCCCACACCGTCTATCGGCTGGAGTCGGTCAACGTGCCGTGGGCTGAGATCAGCGGCATCCCGTCAACCTTCGCGCCCAGCGCCCACGCTGCCTCCCACGCCAGCGGCGGCGGCGACCAGGTGGACCACAACGGACTGCTGAACTACTCCGCCAATCGTCACATCGACCACAGCGCCGTGTCGATCAGTCCGGGCACTGGCCTCACGGGCGGCGGTACGCTGGCTGCCACTCGCACCCTGACCCTGGCCGACACCGCCGTCACACCTGCGGCCTACGGCAGCTCCACCCAAATTGCCACCTTCACCGTTGACCAGCAGGGCCGGCTGACGGCGGCGGCCAGCGTCACCTGCACCCCGGCGTGGACCAGCGTCAGCGGCAAGCCGACCTACTTCCCGATCAATCTGTCGATCACCACCGACACCACCGACACCACCGCTGCGGCCGCGCTGGTCGAGAGTGGTACGGACTCCGAGCCGGTGCTGACGCTTTATGAGAAGCGGCCAAGGTTCAATGCGAAGTGGATCGCCGGGTACGAGGTCGATGCGTCTGCACTGGTCACAGGCGGTGCTCTCGGCATCCAGCTCGGAATGTTCTCGAACTCGGGCGACAACATCTTGTTCGGCGCACAGGTCGGAGCCGGCGCGAACGGAGCCCAGGGCAGCGTCGTGGTCGCATACACCACGGGGGTCGGCACTTTCAACGTCGGAGAAGTCGCGCCCATCGCCGCCGCCAAGACCGGATATGTCCTGGGCGTGGACACCGATCTATCGGTGGCGAACGCCAAGCCCAAGTGGCTGCGCGACATCGCACTCGGCCAGGGCCAACGCACCGCCACCGCCGAGGTCGGCAGTCTCGATATCGCCATCAGCACGGACGGAGACGCGGTGCGCATCAGCGATGCGGAGGACGGCATTGCGATCTATGATAGGTCGGTATCCACGGGGACGCCACTCATCAAGATTTCGCTCGGGCACGCCTCGCTCAACGCGACTGGCCGCCAGATCGCAGTGCGTGAAGTCGAAGTCTGCGATACTGGAACAGGTACGGTTAAGACCATGCTCCTCTTTGGAAGCGCGGCGTACTAATGGCTGCGATCGGATGGTGGCGCGGGTGCCGGAAGGTCCCATATAAATCGGTGCGCAGTTCCGTCGTCTCCGCGATTGGTGCGACGGCAGGCAGATTGCGGACCAGCTATTTTCAGTGCCCGTTCATGGCAATAGCGACAACATCCAAGGCTAACTTCGACGCCAGTTCGGCTTCAATGACTTTCAATTCTGCGACTATCAGCGCCGCTGATGCAGACTCTACTTACGGCACCGGCGATGCTTCGACCGTTGGCATAGCCTATAAAACCTGGACCGATCGGCTTGCTTGCGGTTTTGGATTCCGAGGCATCGGCTATGGAATCGGCGGCGCCATAACACTGTCGGGCATTGCAAACGGCGCGAATTCAACTGCCAACTTCTACGGTTTTTCGCTTAATGGTTCTTCTGGAGCATCGATCGATGTGTCGGTATTCCCGTACGCGACTTCAACTTTTACGGTCGATACGATCATTAACGGATCGACGGTTGATACGCGAACATTCACATCTGTTTCGACGTTGCAGACATACACACTCTCTGTCGGCGACCTGGGATCTGTCCTTTCTGGTCTGGCGACCATCGATGTAAAAATAACGAATAACTCTGGAGGAAGCCGTTCCTTTGACGCAAGTGTCGGCGGCGATGGATTCTCAGGGTACAACCGCGCCGGGCCGATTAATGCAGCGTATCCTGCCTACAAGGTCGTGATGCTAGACGCTTCGAACTGGGACGCGTCTGACTGTCTCGGCGCGCTCTACCGCAGCGGCTCTGCCACAACATCTGGAACAGGGACTACATACGCTGGCTGGATCAACATCGCAGACGAAACTGCGACCGAAGCAGCCATTGGCATGGCTCGCCCGGCGAACTATTTACTGGCCGCTTGGGACGAGACGACCGGCACGCACTACTTCGATGTCGAGGAACTCTGCACGAAGTGGACATCGTGAAGGCCGATCCAGCCACCGTGCGCCTGGGCGATCCAACCCCCGCCCCGCTGGTCGCCCCCGCCGACCTGGCAGACACTCGCCGGGCGATCTGCTCTGCGTGCGACAGCATGCGCGACGGGCGATGCTCGGCGGCTGGGTGCGGGTGCGCTGGGGAGGCTAAGCCGGATGTGTGGTCGAGCCGGTGTCCGTTGGGCCGCTGGCCTACCTAGTCCCACCACAGCGCAAAAGTCCCGGCAATCCCCGCCCTTCCCGTTAAATAAAAAAAAATTATTGACCACCGCGCGCGGCTCATTACAAGACCGCCCATGCGCATCAGTAAAACACCTGACCTGACGGCCCTGGCCAAGAGGCTTGCCCCCAAGGTCGGCGCGTCCCCGCAGTCGGCTCTGGCCTGGCTGCGCGCCGGGACCAAGCCTAAGAATCCGATCGTGGCTGCCAAGTGGGCCAAGCTGTTGGCGAAGGCCAAGCCGTGACCCGCGCCGAGGCTGCTGACGTGCTCAGTCTGGAAGAACTCCGCGACATGCCACGCCGTCGCCGGGAGCTGGCGTGCGAGGACGGGCGCTGTGGCGGGTGCTGGAGGTGTCTGGAGGCGCAGTCCGATGCCGAGGTGGCCGATGCGTGACCTCGACCTCATCGCCCAGACGCCCCGACGCGACCCGATCCGCGGACTGATCATCGGCCACGCCGAAAGCGGCTGGATGCGCGAGGCCCGTGCCTGGGCCGACGTGCTGCTGATGGCGGCGGTGATGGTGATCGCTGCGAGCATGACGCTGTGCTGACCTACGGCTCCGTCTGTTCCGGCGCTGGCACATGCGCACTCGCCTTCCTGCCCCTTGGCGTCAAGGCGTCATGGTTCTGCGAGTTCGCCCCCGCCCCTTCCACCGGCGCAAGTTCGCCGACTTACGCCAAGGGAGTGCGAAAGACTTCAAGGATGGCCCGACGACCACACGCTGGTCCCCGACCTGGCATGGTGCCTAGGTTGGGTTCTGCGGTGCCGGAAACGGCTCACCAATAACCGGAGCATCGCCACATGAGCGACACGCCCACCAATCCAACCACCGCCGTCGCAACGGCCCAGCCAAAGACCTTCCGCGAGTTGGTCACGACCGACGCCTACCGGCAGCAGATCGCCGCCGCGCTCCCGAAGCACGTCACCCCCGATCGCATGGTCCGCACCGTCCTGACGGCCATGAACCGCAACCCCAAGCTGCTGGAATGCACCAAGGAATCGCTCTGGCAGGCCGTCATGGACTGCGCCAGCCTCGGGCTGGAACCCGACGCGCTGGGCCGCGCCTACCTGATCCCATACGAGGACCGCCGCAACAATCGGGTGCTTTGCCAGCTCCAGATCGGGTTCAAAGGCTTGGCTGACCTCGCCTACCGCAGCGGCATGGTGGCCACGCTCCAGAGCCAAGTCGTCTACGCTAACGACAAGTTCGACTTCGCGTTCGGCATCAACGAAAAGCTGGAACACCAGCCCAAGATGGATGGCGACCGTGGCGAGCCGGTCAGTGTCTATGCCTACTGCAAGCTCAAGGATGGCGCATTCAAGTTCGACATCATGAGCGTGGCCGATGTCAACCGCATCCGCGACCGCAGCCAGGGGTATAAGTCCGCCGTCAAGTACGGCAAGGATCACCCGTGGACCACCGACTGGGCCGAGATGGCGCGCAAGACCGTGTTCAAGCGTCTGGCCAAGATGCTGCCGCTGTCCAGCGAACGGTTCACCGAGGCCGTGGAAAAGGACAACTCGCATCAGGAGATCGATCTGACCGAAGTCGCCAAGGTCAAGCCCGATCGTTTCGACGCCGACGCATTCGCGCAGCCGCAGACCGTGGACACGACCGCCGAGACGGTGACGGAGGCCGCCAAGTGACCGACATCATCCAATCCGAAGACATCCGCCGCTACCACAGCGCCGGCCCCAAGTCCCTCGGCGGCACCCGTGTCAGCCACTTCCGCGAGCACGGCCCCGTCTGGTGGCATCTGCGCTACATCGCCAACGAGATCCCGGCCCCGGAGGCGTCTGACGCCATGCGCCAGGGCAGCATGCTGGACACCATGCTGACCGAACCAGGCAAGATGGATCGGTATGTGGTCAAGCCCGACGGCATGAGCTTTGCCACCAAGGAAGGCAAGGCATGGAAGGCTGAGCATGAGGACAAAGAGATCGTTCCCGCCGAGTGGCTGCGGATCGCAGAGGACTGCGCCAAGGCCGTCGGCGCACACGCGACCGCCGCCGAGATGCTGTCCGACCCGCGCTGCACCAAGCAGACCACGCTGCGCCATGTCCTGCCGAACGGGCTAACGCTCCAATCGCGCCCTGACTTCCTGATGCTGGACGAGGCGACCAAGACCGGGTGGTACATCGATTTGAAGAAGACCGATGACCTCGGCAACTTCGGGCGCAAGGCCATCGACTACGGGTATCATCGCCAGCTTTCGCTGTGCCAGTGGCTCGCAGCCGTGGCAGGCTACCGGATCGACGCCTATCTGCTGGCCGTCGAGTGGCAGCGCGGGGCGCGTGCGCGGCTGTTCAAGATGCCCGAGGCTGCGCTGAGTGCCGGATGGGTCGAGGCGAAGGATACCATCGACGAGATTGCCGATCGGTTTGCCGACGACGATTGGAGCGATGACCACGATGGAGACATTGACACCCTCGACATTCCCGAGTGGATGATGCGTCGGATGGAGGTGATTTCCTAATGCCTAATCTCTGCCACCTGACACTCGCAGGCCACTTGGGCCGCGATGCCGAGACCAAGACCGTAGGCGATCAGACCGTCGTGGAATGGTCGATGGCCTTCACCAGTAAACACAAAGACGCCGAATCCACGATCTGGTTCAAGTGCGCTTATTGGGGCGCGCGTGCAGCCAAGGTCGCGCAGTATCTCACCAAGGGCAAGGCCGTGCTTGTCATCGGCGGACTGACCCAACGCGACTACAAGGGCAAGGACGGCTCGGCCAAGACCAGCCTGGAAGTGCGCGTGGAGTCGCTGACCCTACTGGGCGGCGGCGAGCGCCAGTCCGAACGGCCAGCGCCGAGCCGGGAGGCTGCGCCGGCTGCGTCCGGTGGAGGAAGCGACTCGGACCCACCCTTACAGCGCAAAGGGGAATGGGAATGAACGACGCCGACTTCATCTTGCACAGCGCCCGCGATCTCTTCGCGTTGGTCGGCGCGCTGCCAGTAGATCAACGCATTCCGGTAATCAACTCCATTCGGCGGGAACTGTCAATACACAGCCCATTTAAGGCAGAGCCTGTTGACTGTGTGCAGTGGGTTCCGGCTGAGTCGGTTGAAGCGAACGACTACAATCCAAACAGCGTAGCTCCGCCAGAAATGAAACTGTTGGCCCACTCTATTGGCGAGGACGGATACACGCAGCCCATCGTGGCGTGGTCAAACGACGGCAAGTACACGGTTGTCGATGGGTTCCATCGCCACCGCGTAGGCAAGGAGGTCCCGTCCGTCGGGGCCAGGGTCCACGGGCACTTGCCGCTGGCTGTTATCAACGGGGACAGGGCCGATCGTAACGACCGCATCGCCTCCACCATCCGGCACAACCGCGCACGTGGCAAGCATAAGGTCGAAGCGATGTCGGACATCGTCATCGAGCTAAAGCGTCGCAACTGGTCAGACGACAAGATTGGTCGGGAGCTTGGCATGGACCCAGACGAGGTGCTTCGCTTGTGTCAGATCACCGGGCTGGCCGAGGTGTTTAAGTCGCACGAGTTCTCAAAGTCGTGGGAGGTTGGCGATGTCGAAGCCATGGCTGATCTGGACGAGGACGACATTGAGGCAATCGGAGCGCCGGAAGACGGCCGCATTCTTCACACGTTCGACAAGTGGGAATGCCACGCCTACGGTTTTTATGGATCCACGCCACCCGACGGGATGACGGCCGAACAAGCCGAGGAGGCGTATCGCGCGCTCCTGTCCGATGAGGTTGCGTTTGCCGCAACGCTCAAGCTTGTGACAAATGAGTGGAAGCACTCGTGCGAGCACTACCTCACTAACGAGAAGATGAACCGCATTGCCTGGCTGGGGCAGGCCGCGTTGGCTCGGGCACACAAGATCCCGGCCGGGTTCCGTGGTGGATATAATCGACTGACGCCAGAGCAGCAGCGCCGCGCCGATGAGATTGCCCTAGAGGCACTAAACGCGTGGCTTGTGGCAAACGGGCGCAAGCCGCTCGCTATGAGCGATGCGCGGTCAAAGGTCGAGGCGGAGTTATACTAATGTCGTCACTCAAGCGATACACCGATGTTGACGTGCTGACAGCGGCGCGCGCCCGTGTCAATTACGCATTTGACAACTTCGAGCGCGTCTACGTCTCATTCAGCGGCGGCAAGGATTCGTCTGTGATGTTCCATATTACGGCGCAGGAGGCCAGGCGCAGGGGCCGGCGCTTCGGGGTGCTAATTATCGACCTGGAGGCGCAATACAAATTAACTATCACGCACATTGAGACCATGTGCGACTTCTACGCCGACATCATAGATGTTTATTGGGTTTGCCTGCCGATGCTTTTGCGCAACGCCGTGTCGAGCTTTGAGCCTCGTTGGTGCTGCTGGGACCAAGAGGCAAAGGACATATGGGTGCGCAACCCGCCGAGGAGGCCCGGCGTTATCACCGACCCGGCGTTCTTCCCATTCTTCCAAAGCAAAATGGAGTTCGAGGAGTTTATGGTGTTGTTTGGCGAGTGGTACGGAGGCGGGAAGGACGCGGTGGCTCTGGTTGGCATTCGTGCTGACGAGAGCCTTAACCGATTCCGAACCGTCGCCAGCGCCGACAAGGAAATGCACAACGGAAACCGCTGGACGACCAAGGTTGAGGATGGGATTTACAACCTGTATCCGTTGTACGACTGGAAGACACAGGACCTATGGAAGTTTCACGCCGTACACCAGGACCTACCGCACAACGAGGTTTACGATCGCATGCACCTGGCCGGGCTGACCATCCACCAGATGCGGCTATGCCAGCCGTATGGTGATGACCAGCGGCGCGGGCTGTGGCTGTATCATATCATTGAGCCAGAGACATGGAGTCTCGTTGTAAGCCGCGTGCAGGGGGCCAATAGCGGGTCGCTCTACATTCAAGAAACCGGAAACATCAACGGGTACAATCGAATCAGTAAGCCAGCTGGACACACCTGGAAGTCATATTGCAACCTGCTGCTAAGCACCATGCCGCGCATCACGCAGGCTCACTATCGCGAGATATTCACTGACTGGATGGCGCGATGGAAGGGGCGCGGGTATGCGTCTATCCCAGACGAGGCCCCGCGCGACCTGGAAAACAAAAAGTGGGCACCGTCATGGCGCAGGCTGTGCAAGTGCCTGCTTCGCAATGACTGGTGGTGCAAGGGCCTCGGCCTAACCCAGCCGAAGTCAGAGGCGTATGGCAAGTACCTAACAATAAAGAAGGCTAAAAAGGGGGCTGCGTGCGCGTAGAAAAACAAGACCCCGTTGAGCGAGAGGTGCTTGCCGCAATTCTTTGCGCTATAGCCGAGCGCAAGCCGACAACGCACCTAGGACTGACTATGGCCGTCAATCGCGGATTCAGAAACCCAAGCCCAACGCCAGCAGAAGTGTGGCGTTACACACACCAGCTTGGGTATGAGTTTGACGGGAACGGGCATCTGCGGAAGGCTCCGATCAAATGAACAACACCATCGCCGGCCAACCCTGCCCGCCCGTCATCTGCCGCCGCGACCCGCACCTGCCGCTTGAATGGTGGGACGGCCACCGCTGGCAGCGCGGGTCAAGTCTGCCCGCTGAGATCATGGCCAAGCTGCCGCAGTCGGAACGCGAGCGGGTGGAGCGGCATGTGTGGGGTGGGATGTGAGCGACCCCGTCAATCACCCGCCGCACTACCAGAGCGACAACGGCATAGAGTGCATCGACGCCATCCGCGCGGCTCTGGGGCTGGACGGATTCGTGGCGCACTGTCGCGGTTGCGCGATCAAGTACGCCTGGCGCACCGGGAAGAAGGACGCGCGCGCCCAAGAGCTGCGGAAGGCGGCGTGGTATCTGACCCGTGCGGCCGATGAGATTGGGAAGGCTGCGAAATGAACCCCATCCAAACCGCCGCCATCCTCGCTCACCTCCGCGACGACCACCCCGACGCAGTAGCCGAATTCCGCTTCCACCCCGTCCGCCGATGGCGCTTTGACCTGGCCATCCCATCGTCCAAAGTCGCCGTTGAGATCGACGGCGGCGTGTGGATCGGTGGCCGGCACAGCGGCGGCAAGGGGCAGATCAAGGATATGGAGAAAATGAACGCCGCCGCCATCGCTGGGTGGCGCGTGCTGCACTTCACGCCGCAGCAACTGCCGATGGTGAAGGCGGCGGTTTGGGCGGCGGTGCATGGTGCGGAGAACCATCCATGAGCGAAACAATCGGCGCGGTCTGCGACCGCATGATGGCCGACCTCGCCACCTGGCACCGCGTCAAGGTCTGGGATGAGGATCTGTGCAAGGATATCGAGTACCGGGCTAAGTGGATCAACCCGCCCGACGCCAAGCCGGGGGATTCCGTGATGATCCGGAACTCGGCGGGAGTGATGATTGGGACGATGGTTGAGCCGCGTTGACAGTGGGACGGACGATGATACATAGCAACAAGTCCGCAGGGGGTGAAGCCCCGATGGACGGGAAAGACAGCATCATGACGCAATCACCTAGCCGACGAACGGCACAACGGAATCCACTGGCGAGCTGTCGCGCCTTGTGGCACTTCACCCGTTTGTGCCGTTCGTCGGTGGATGAGGGGGCGGCATGAATTACGCGCAAAAACTAAAAGACCCGAGATGGCAGCGACTCAGGCTAAAGGCCATGGAGCGCGACGGATTCAAGTGCATGTGCTGTGGTGCCACAGACAAGACTCTGAATGTAAACCATCTAGAATATGTCGGGGAGCCGTGGGAGTGCGATCTAGACAAACTGGAGACACTCTGCGAGCCGTGCCATAGGCGCAGGCGCAAGCTTGAGATCAAAATGAGGGCGGAAGATACTTTTATATTTCTAGGATATGAGTCGGCGCACCGCAAACTTGTCGATTATGATATTTTCATGTGGACCGTTGGCGGGCTTATATGCGAAATGGTGGAGCGCAGGAATTGCGTCAAGTTGTCATATAACGCGAAAACTAAACGCGTCGAGTCTAGTGGTAAACTGCCAATCGATGACGCCGCAATCGTGTTCGCCGTTTCGCCAGCCATAATCCGGCACCTAGAAAGAAAGGCCATGAGGTAATGGCCCGCGCGCGATTCATCCGCCCAGAGTTTTTCACCGACACCAAGCTTGCGGACATGCCTATGGGCGCATCCATGTTGTTTGCTGGCATCTGGTGCCACAGTGACCTCAATGGCGTGTTTGAGTACGACGCCAGGGTGCTGCGGTCGCTCATATTCGGAGTGCGCGATGAGGTCAGCACCGCCATGGTCCAGCAGTGGCTAGATGCGCTACTCACTGCTGGCATACTGCTGGCATACAGACAAGCGGATGGCAAGGCGTGGGGCGTGGTCAAGAATTGGACCCGATACCAGTCCATCAGCGGATCGGAGCGCAAATGGGGGGCGAGGCGTCCTAACCCATTGGACAGCAACACTGCCAGCACTATGACAGCCCTAGGCACGGCACAGTGCCATGCTCAAGCCTGCCCTCTACCTCCTACTCCTACTCCTACTCCTACTCCTACTCTATTAAACATGCCCGACAAGTCGGGCGAGTGCTTGCCCGGTGAGTCTGCCGGTAAGCCATCGAAGCCAGACGAGCCTGTCGAGCCGGCCATGTTCGATGAGTTCTGGAACGACTACGCCAAGAAGCGCGATCGGGCCGCTGTGGTGCGGTATTGGAACAGGATGAGCGCCGAGGACCGGCATCTGGCCTACGATGGCGTCCTGCGCTATGTGGCCGCTAATCCTGACCAGCAGTACCGGAAAGACCCCATTCGGTATCTCAAGAATAAATCATGGGAGGACGAGGCGATCGCCCACGAGCCGGGCAAGGCGCAGACGATGGAACAAGCGGCCAAGGAATGCCCACACGCTCCGGGCAGCTATGAATCGATGGACTGGTGGGTCATGAACTACCCGTGGTTCATCCCTGGATGCGATGTCCCGAATCCGAACAAGGTCAGCGCATGAAGATCACCGTATACGGCGAGTTGTGCTGTGATGACTGCGGCGAGATCATTCATAATCATTTCGACTGCCCATCATGCGGACTGGAATACGCACCGTCTGACGCATACCACGATCTGGGCCATGAAAATCCAGCCATCATAGGATGCGAGAAGTGCCACGCTAGGTTTCAGCTCATTCACGGCGACTGGTACGATGGAGACTGGACGCAAATAGGGGCCAGCGCATGATCCCGGCAGAGATCGAGTTCATGGCCAATGTGGTCGGCCCGCCTCCCGGCACGGTCGAGTTGGCAGCTGACATGCTGACCACCGCTGCCGACGCCCTAGCCGATCTGCGGTCTGATCTGACACACGGAGAGGCGCGCGTCCTGCTTGGCATCCTGGTCAGCGATTGGCCGTCCAAGCCCAAGGCTGAGTTCGTGGATGCGACCGCCGCATGGGCATCCGACCAGGCCAAGGTCCGAGCCTCACGGGCGACTGAAGAGGGCGGGGAACTGCAACGGCATCTCGCTGACCAGATCGCCGGACGGTATCGGTGCGAGCCGTGGCCATGGCCGATGCTGACCAGCCTGAGCCGCAGCCTCCTCCCTGGGTCCGTCACCATCGTCTGTGGCACGCCCGGCAGCGCCAAGTCATGGTTTGTCCTGTCCTGCCTGCGCTGGTGGACGGCGCATGGCATCAACGCCGCCGTGCTGATGCTTGAGGAGACGCGCAAATGGCACCTCAACCGGGCGTTGGCTCAGTGCCAGGGTGACGCCAACATCCTCAACCCTGATTGGTGTAGGCTTAATCGGGACGCAGCGATGCAGTCCTACGAGCGACACCATGATGAGATAGACCGCATCCGTGACCGCCTGACGTGCGATGGGGACAAAACCGTGGCACAGTGCGCGGAATGGGTCGAGTCGCAGTGTGATGCCGGGGCGCGCGTGATCGTCATCGACCCCATCACGCTGGCCGACAGCGGCGGCGAGAAACCGTGGGACGCCGATCGCAAGTTCATGGGGCGGGTCAAGACGGCGATCAATAAGTCTGGGTCGAGTCTGGTACTGGTGACGCACCCCAGGAAACAATCTGGCGGAGGGAAGTCCGTCGCGCCGGCTGGGCTCGATGACCTCGCTGGTGGGGCCGCCTATGGCCGTGCGTGTGCGTCTGCGCTCTGGCTCACCGGCGCAGGCGACGGCGTGATGATGCCCGTGGTTGACTCGCATGGAGCCTATGCTGAGCATCAAGTCCATAAGGTCATGCGAGTCATCAAGGCGCGCAATTCGGTTGGCTGCGGCAAGTCTCTGGCCTACCAGTTCCGCGACTTGAGCTTTGACGAGCTAGGGCAGATCGTCCAGAAGTCTGAGCCAGAGCATAAGCCGAGCCGCAGGGGCGAAAAGCTCCGGGCTAAGCCATCCCAAGACGAGGACCACTTCGCATGATCGAATACCACATGAGCGCGGCCGAGTTCCGCGTCGTCATCCCCGCCGCAGACGCGAATCAGGCCAGCCCGCAGCGGGTGGCTGAGATGCTGGAACTGTGGCTGCAATCTAAACCGAAAGAGAACGAAATGACCGACCCCATCCGCATCCCTCTTGATTCTAACGGCGGCTTACACATGGCCGGCTGCATCGTTACGCCCGAACTCGCACGCCAGATCGTGGATCTATCCGGTGCGGTCCTCATGCCGCCGTGCATCGTGGTCCCGCCAGACCTACCGACGCGCAACCCGGTGCTGAGTAACCACAGGGAGCCATTCCTTGGCACCGCGCACCAGAGCGAGCTTGAGCAGGCGCACAAGCCGGTCGATGCCGGTCCTGCCGTTGACCGCCGCAAGATCGCCGCCGAGCTAATCAAGCTCAAGAACGACATATGCCAATCGCCAGCCGTGAAGGATACGGTCTGGCACACCGACACCGAAACCGTTTGCGATGCTCTATGGAGACTTGCTATGGACCTAGATCCGTCCACGGAGATAGACAACGAAATCCAGAAGAAGGACACCCCGCCAGCAGACGGCGCGGCGGCGGTCAGCAATCTGGTGGACGCCATCATCTTTTCCGAATGGGAAGAACAGACACAGTTGACCGACCCACAGATGAAGAAGTTTGCGGTCGGCATCCTCGCCGCCATTCGCGCCGGGAAGGTGCCTGGCCTGCACTGCATGCCACACCTAGAACAGCACCTCCAGCGCCAGTGCAATGACATCGCCGCCAAGGACGCGGCCCTGGCAAAGCGGCATCTACAGGTCAAGGAAATGCACGGGCAGATCGCGGCATTGAGCGCCCAGCTTGCCGAGGCTACTCGGGAGCGCGACCGTGCGCTGGACGAGGCCGGGCGAGCAACTGTGAACGCGAGCAATCACGCTCACGACGCAGAGACGGTACGGCGCGAGCGAGACACAGCCATGTGCGGGAACGATCTGCTTATCAAAGAGCGCGACCGACTCGCCGCCGAGGTCGAGCGGCTGAAGGGGCGGAAGGTGACGCTGCCTGCCAAGATCGTCCCAAAGTCTGCACTAGATTACATCCCGCGCATGGCTGGATGGAACGATGCCATATTCACCTGTGAGCAAGCGATCCGCGCAGCGGGAGTGGAGGTTACGCCGTGAACCTTAACCTCAACGAACTGGAAGCGGCGGTGGGGAAGATGACGCCGGGGCCGTGGAACAACGAGGTGGCCGATTGGCATGTTCACAATGACGATTGCGATGATCCGGTTGCAGTCTGTGACTGCATGAATGACGCGCAGGGCATCGTCGCCCTCCGCAACGCCGCGCCCGAGTTGATTGCGGCGGTGAAGCAGCGCGACGAACTGGCCGCGCTGCTGCGGCGCGTCCTCGACAGCGAAGGCGTGCATCTGGGCGTCAGGCTGGCGGACGATGCTGACGCCGCGCTGGCGAAGGTGGGGCCGTGAACTTGCTCGCTGCACACACGGACAACGCCCTCCGCCGCCTGGCCGATGCTGGCGATAGGGCTGCGCTGGATGAACTGGCCAGGCGTGGGCTGATCAGCACCCCTGAGACGCTGGCTGCACTCAGGGAGACGCGGAAGGCGTATCGGAGGCCGGCGTGCCTGGGCGGGAAGGATTGGGGGTATACGGGGAGGAGGGCGTCATGAGCCGACCACTGCCGAGGCATGAACTACAGGCCAGCGATGACCTGCGCCGACGCTGGCTGGCGTGGATCGGGCACGGGTCCATATCGGCTGCATGCCGTGGGCTGGGGCTGAGGGACGCGCCCAAGTGGGCGAGTGAGGGGAACATACCGGAGCACTGGCGGTGCAGGGTTGAGCGGCAGATGGCATTAGCGCCTGATCTAGGGACTTTGCTGGCTGAGTGGCATGTGGCTGGGGGTGTGGCGTGAGAGGGGCTGGAATGGACGAAAACAACGACAGCGCGCGTTGTCAAATAACACAACGCCATGTGGTGAAAATAGACACTGAGTGTTGCAAATCTTTACGGGTCCCTTGGAATAGGGTTCAAATGGGCGAAGCCGTTACCTCTATCGAAGAAAAAACAGGCTCCTTTCAAACCCATAACAAAACTCACGGTTACTGATATGGCAAGACCCCGCCACCTCGTCCCATCTCCCGCCGCCCAACTCATGCGCGCCCGCAGGGCGACCCCATCGGCAGCGCCCCCACCGCCGCCGCCGGTTGACGACATCGAGGACCACGCCGCTCCCGGCGAGAACCCCGAGGTGCCGGCCAGCGCCGACATGGCCGAAGCCGTCCGCCTCCGCGCCGTCTATGACGCCCGCAAGAGCCGCCTCGCATCGCTGGCCGAGGGCCTACGCCTCGACCAAGAGCGCGGCAAGCTCTGGACCTCGGCACAGGTGCGCGCCCGTGACGAGAAGTGGAACGGTGCGGTAGAGGACCGGCTTGATCTGGTCGAGCGGCTACTGGACACCATCGACGGCATCACGCCCGACCAGCGCAAGGCGTACCTGACCACCGCGCGCGCCTGGCGTCTGGAGACCAAGCGCATCTTGGCGAGCGTGCATGCCTGACCTGGCCGAGATCGACAGGCTCAACGCCGACCGCCGAGACTACTGGCAGGTCAGGCCTGACCCGCTGTCACATACCGCGTTCGCCCGCACACTGACCATCCCCGACAGCGAGGACGAACATGGGCGGCAGGATCCCTACGACCCGCGCAGCCATCCCGGTCAGTGGCACTTCCTGCAAGCGATCGACGGAACGGTCAACGGCGAGCCGGCCCCGCGCCGATACCGCCGCTTCCTACTGCTGACCGACGCACAGGGCGGCGGCAAGTCGTGGCTGCTGCAACAGATCGCACTGCACGGCACGATCGAACTTGGCCAGCCGGTGATATGGGCCTTGCCGACCAAGGGACTCGCTGGCGATATGTGGAACACCAAGCTGCGCCCCGCCTGGGAAGGCTCGGGTCTCGGCGTTTACCTCCCGACCAGCGGCCCCGGCTCGCGTGGATCAGCCGCGCCCCGATCGATCCGCACCCGACGGCACGAGAAGCGCGGCGGCGGAACGCTGGTGTTCATGTCCAGCGGCGGTCGAGGCCAGGCGGGCCAGGCCGGCCTGACCGCCAAGCGCCTGATCGTGGATGAGCTGGGCGACTGGGACAAGGCCGCATTCACCCGCATCCGCAAGCGCGTCAGCCGATTTAACGACATCGCCGTGGAGGCTTACGGCTCCACGCTCAAGCTCGACAACGCCGACCTGGCGCAAGAGATCTACCGCGAGAGCTGCCGCGCCTGGGTCGAGTACCGCTGCCCGCACTGCGGCGGCTGGACCGCGCTGGACTGGAAGACGTGGAGCGCCGGCCAGCTCGCGTGCCTGGCATGTGGCGCCGTCCTGACCGAGACGGACCGCCGCGCCATGTTCGCCACGTCGCGGCTGATGATGGCAGACCCGATGAACGACGTATTCGGCATCCGTCTGACCGCGCTCGACTGCCCGTGGAAGACCCTGGAGTGGCTGGCCGCTGAGGAGTCCCGCGCCATCGCATCGTCAGAGGGCAAGGCCGGACTTCCGGACCATGAACCGTTGCGCGCATTCTTCCACGATGAGCGCGTCGAAGAGTACCACGGCGACGAGAGCCAAGACGCCGACGCCCGCGAAACCCCGCACACCCACCGCACGCTGGCCGCGCGGTCCGAGGTGACAGCGTGGGCACCGATCGTAGAGAACGCCGACGATGGCAAGCTATGGAGCCGCTACACCGCAACCATGCCGGACGACGTAGATCTGGCCGTCGCTGCCATCGACGTACAGCGGAACCGACTCTACTGGACCCTGATCGGCATCGCCAAGGATCGCCGGACCTATGACATCGGCTGGGGCATCGAACGCGCCCATGCCGGATCTGGCGGTCAGGAGCCTGCGCCATTCGCGGGCGGCGAGCTGGCCGCGACCTTGGCGCGCACCGCCGATTGGCTGGCCGAGATCGCCGGACCCAAGCTGGCCGCTGGCGTGGTTGACGTAGGTGACGGCGTGACCCAGGGCGAGATCGCGTCCTGGCTGAGTGCGGCCCCCAAGGGATGGTCAGCGATCTACGGCGAGGACTCGCTGCCGGCCCCACGCGGGGATGGCACTGTGGTCCATCTGTCCAGCGCCCTCGCATGGGACAAGCGATGGCGGTCAGGTATGGGCAGCTACATCGTCATCACCGACACGATCCAGCAGGCCGTGGCCGACGCCTACCGCATGGACCACCTCGCCCCCGGCGCTGCGTTGCTGCCCGGTCCGCTGCGTGCCGGCAACGCCTACCTGCGCCACCTGACCGGCTTGGGATGGTCCACGACCAAGGCGGGCCGGCGCACCTGGGGCAAGCTGCCGGGCGCTGGGCGCGCGGACTACTTCGACTGCCGCGCCTACGCCACTGCTGTTGCCGTCCATCTGCTGACCAAGCCGCCGCCGGCAGCAGATCAACCCATCGACATCCCCCTACTCCACCTCGGAGGCTTGCGTTTCTAATGCACATATCCCCCTATCGCCCGCCCGTGTGGGTTCCCGGCATGCGGCGCAAGTTCCTGATCGGCTTTGCCTGCGAGCAATGCGGCGGCGACATGCGCATCAAAAACATGACCGGGCGCAAGAAGTGGATGCGGTGCCTGGCGTGTGGGAATGTGCAAGTGGATATTTGCGATGACGGCGTGCGGCGGGTGCTGGTGGCGTGTGTGCCGGCACCGTAATAAGAAACCTATTGCGCTTTAGGTTTCCGCTACTACAAGGCCAGGCATGCCACAAGGAGGCATTCACCATGGCCACTAACAGCCACACCTTCACCATCAACGGCATCGGCCCGATGCTCATGCACTGCGGACAGACCGCCGACCCGCTCAACCAGTTCGCCCGCGCCATGAAGGCGCAGAGCGCCAAGCGCAACAAGACCGACGAGGACTTGGCCACGCTGTCGCTGCTGGAGTGGTGGGCGGGACTCTACACCGACAAGCCGCTGAAGGTGGACGCCGAGGGCATCGTCAGCGTCCCCGATGGCACCGGGCTGATCATGCCGGCGCATGTGCTGGACTCCTGCATCCGTGAGGGCGCGCGCAAGATCAAAGCCGGAAAGCTCATCTCCGCTGGCGTGATCGTCGAAGGCCCGGCCAAGTTCAAGGCGTCCGGCGTCAAGTCCCTGGCCGCTGCGTCGGGCGACGAGTCGTTCCACTTCCGATGCGCCGTCAAGGTCGGAACCAGCAAGGTCATGCGGACGCGCCCGATCTTCAACGAATGGTCGGCGTCGTTCTCGATCTGCATGGACACCGAAGTCGTCGATCTGCCGACCGTGAAGCAGTCGCTTGAGGCCGCTGGCCGTCTGGTCGGTGTGGGCGACTGGCGTCCGGGTGCGCCGAAGGGCGGCAGCTACGGGCGGTTTGTGCTCGCATAAGGGGCTAGCCGGGGCCGGCTTTGGCACGGCCTGGTGGGGCTAGGCAAGGAGGGGGCCAGGCAGGGCAGGGCCGGGCGCGGCACGGCGAGGCTTGGCAAGGAGGAGGCGCGGCACGGCATGGCTTGGCAGGGCGTGGCATGGCAAGGCGAGGCAAGGCAAGGAGAAGGAAACAATCAACCCATGAGGAACACATGAGCGACGAATCCACACAACCCGAACCGGATACGGATGTCAGTCCGTACCCGCTGGATGTCTCCGCGCTTGAACGCGGCCAAGACCTCACCGAAGCGGAGTGCGCCAAGATCACCGGCGTGCGGCCCGACGACAAGCGTTGGCCGTTCGCCATGATGATGCTGGTCGGCTGGATCATGCACGAGAGCGAGGCCGACGGCCGTCCGTTGTCGGCGTGCCAGCGCAAGGGCGGAATCCACATCAACACCGACGCCGAGGCGGCGACCTACCACGTTCGCAATGCGGCCAAGCACGAGGACGGGATAAAGCGCAACTTCCGCCACCTGTGCCGGACGGTGCGCGCTGATGACCTGAACGACATTCAGCGCATGGAGCATGAGCAGAATGTGAAGTTGCTGGCGCTCAAGGTGGCGGCACTCAAGGGTGCGAATAAGTTCAAGCGCGATGAGGTCGCGGTGATCAAGTAGAGGGCAAGGCTAGGCCGGGCGCGGCGAGGCATGGCGTGGCCGGACACGGCCAGGCATGGCAGGGAGATGGCTAGCCAAGGCGCGCCAGGGCTGGGCTGGGTGCGGTTAGGCAAGGAGATGGCCAGGCGTGGCGCGGCACGGCAGGGCTAGGCACGGCATGGCAAGCTGGGGCCGGGCACGGCACGGCAAGGAGAAGGCGAGGTCCGCTTTGTAGTAAATATTTTATCATTTGCCCAAAGCGGAATGGGTTAGACTGACGGCATGAACACGACACAAGCGGCACGCGCACTAGGCGCACTCGGCGGAAAGGTTGGCGGCAAATCCCGCAGCAGGGCCAAGTCCGCAGCCTCCCGGCGAAATGGAAAGCTGGGAGGCAGACCGCGCAAGGCATGCACGCCCGTGCAATAACCCCATCCACGCGCCTAGCCATCGGGCTACGGTGCGCGCATGGCCTTGGATGTCACCTCGCTAGAGTCGGAAGTCCGCGCCGTTGCCGGCGCACTGTCGCTGTCCTGGGAGGACCTAGCGACCTACGCCAAGGGCAAGATGATCGAATGCGCGGTAAACGGCGGGTTAACGTCGTACACGATCAACAACAGAACGGTCACAAAAGACATTCGCTGGTGGCAGGATCTGCACAAGTTCGCCAAGGCGCAGTCCGCCGCCGAGGATGAAGGCGGCATCTGTGGCCAGCAAATCAGTTTCCGCGCCCCGCGTGGTAGGAGCATCCTGTGATCGCCGGCTCATCTGATCCGCTGTTCGACGATTGGGATGCCTGGATGCGCGACCCGTCTCAGGAGTGGTCCGCCGCCTGGACGCTAGTCGCCAGCCGCGCTAAGTCGCTGGCCGAGGACTCGCCCGAGTGCGCGGCGATGATCCGCGCCAAACTGCTCCGCATCCACGGCCCGAACGGCCTCAAGTTCCGCAGCCTCTACCAGTCCGACGACAGCGCCGAGACGAGCCAGGCCGAGGTGGAGACGCGCCGGCAGATCGAGCGCAGCATCAGCCTCGGCTCCATGTTCATCGACGCTGGCGGCGTCATCAGCCGCAGCGAGTTCGACTGGCAGATGTCATGGAACGCCTGCGTGCTTGGCGATGCCTTCGCCGTGCGCGTGTGGCAGGACGTTGACGGCGTGCCGACGAGCACCCGCTGGCGCATCATTCATCCCGCCCGCGTGTGCGCGCCGTCCGACAAGGCGACGGACCCGCGCTACCAGGGTGGCATTGAGGTGGACGGCAATGGTCGCCCCGTGGCGCTGTGGGTCAACGGCCCGAGCGTCACCCCAACCGGCATCTACGTCACGCCCAAGGCCGAGCGCATCCCGTGGCGCGCGCCCGACGGCACGCCGAACGTCGTTCACAAGGTCGGCCTGCGCACCCCCGGCAGCAATCGCGGCCTGTCCGAGTTCGCTCCGATCATGCTTCCGGCGCGCATGCTCCAGGGCGTGACCACCGCCTACGTCGCTACCAAGCGCGTGCAGTCCAGCCACCCGATGCTGCTGCATGTGCAGGATGTCAAGAAGGCGCGCGAAGCCTACCGGGGCACGCGCATCGAAAACCTCCTGATCGCAGCCGATCACAAGGTAGAGTTCCCCGGCTGGAAATTCGATGGTGCGGATTACCGCGAGTTCATCGACACCACAATCCGCAGCCTGTGCGCCGCCTGGCAGATCCCGTGGGAGCTGGTCATGGGCGACCATAGCGCCAAGTCCGGCGCGTCGTCCCGATCGTTGTGGCAGGCGCACTACCAGATGGCCGAGCGCGAGCAGTCCGACCATGTAAACGCCGTGCAGCGCCCGGTTGATGAATCAATCCTGCGCGAGCTGGACGCCCGAAACGGGCTCGGCCTGTCGCCGGACTGGTGGTCCAACATGGCCGGCGTGTACCAGGGCCCGCCCCGCGTCATGCCGGACCCGCAGAAGGAAATCACCTGGGCCGAGGGCATGCGCGCGCTGGGCGTCTCGCGCAGCACCATCCTCAACCGCTTTGGCGAGGACTTCCGCGACGAGATCATGCAGGACCGGCAGGACCGGGAGCTGGAGGCCGCGCAGAATCCCGAGCCAGAAGAACCGGACGAACCGGAGGCCGAGGAAGTCGAACCAGCCGCGCCGGCCCCGGCCCCCGGCCCCGACGAAACCCAGGAGATCGAGCCGCCCGCGGAGGAACTGCGCGAGGCTCGCCTGGCCGCGCTGGTCCGCGACACCATCGAGATGCACATGCCGCGCACGACTGCGCCGGCGCAGCAAACGCCGCAGCAGCAGATGCAGCCCATATTCAATCTCAGCTTCCCCAACACCGTTGTGGTTCCCAAGCAAGACCCGACGCCGGTCCACGTTGACGCCCCGGTTGTCCATAACGCCGTGCATGTCGATGCACCCGAGATCCCCAGCCAGGCCGCGCCGATCGTCAACGTGGCCGCCCCGTCCGTGACCGTCCAAGCCGCCGACCCCGCGCCCGTCGTGGTCAACGTCAGCCCGACGCCAGTCACCGTCGAAAATACCATCAACGTCCCGCAGCGCCCGGTCAGAGTCGTGACCAACGCTGATGGGTCTGCCACGATGACGCCCCAGGGCTAACCCGTGGCCAACCAAACCGTCACTACCGCCGTTTTCCACGACTCGCCCAGCGTCACCGGCCTGCTGAACGGTGAGGGCTAGCCCATGGCCGTCACATACTCCGCTGGCGTAATCACGGTAACTGGCACGGAGACAAGCCTTGCAAATTTCGCCGGGCTAACCGGCGTGACCACAACCGCCATCGGGAACAAGACCCTCTATGTGCTTGACACTTCTCGTCTAGTCGTAACTGGAACACTCATAATTGACCCTGACGTTGAGTGCTTGTATCTCAAAGCCAATGTCGCATACCCGTGTATAACATATAACGGAACACTACAGATCGGTCGCAAGCGCACATCTGGCAGTCGAATCCTATACAGCACAGGCGATGCGATTATAATCGGACGGCAGGCAACCACCGATTTCGATACAGACACTTACGCAGGGATTTGCTCAAAAGCTAACGGATCAGCGTTCGTTGGATACGGTGGATCAATAAAGACGAAATCTCCAGTCAGTTTCGGTGGAACATTAAATACCAAATATACTGGTTCAGTAAATATTGAATCCCTCGATATGTTCCAGGGGGCAGCCGCCAACGCTGCCGCCGCCCAGGTCCGCTTCGACCTGTCCACTGGGCAGACGATCAACGTCAAGGGCCTGCGCCTGTCTTGCGACACAGACAATGTAACCCTTCGCAACGTGATCCTCTTCGCAACCAACTTCACCTCATTTGCCGCACAGTTCGCTGCGTTCACATTGCAGAATTTCTCTTCGTCGAGCGTTGACCTTACCTTTGACAACCTGGAGTTCGCAAACAACTACGTCACTTACGACATATTCGGGAATAGTGCGAACAACGTGGCGATCACTCCGATCTATACGCTGCGCAACACCGATGTTGGTACAGCGACCAGGGCATGGGGCAATACCGATGTCGCTGCGGTACGCATGAATTGGTTGTTC